ATGAAGATGACAGAGATTTAGAAGCTAGGGTTAAACTTCAGAACTTTATGGATAGAGCTAATGGAAATGAAAGCCTACACGAAGTCCTTAAAAAAGTATCTTTTGACTTTAAACTACAAGGAGCTTTTGCTCTTAACGTAGTATGGTCTAAAGACAGGACTCAAATAGCAGAAATCTATCACGTGGACGTTTCTAAAGTTAGGTGTGCAAGACCTGATGAATTTGGAAAAACTCCAGGATATTATATCTCAGCAGATTGGACAAACACTAGACAGAACAAGCCTTATTACGTACCTGCTTTTAATACTAATGATAGAACTTCACCAAATCAAATAATGTACTCAGGACTTTATAGTCCTAATATGAACTCTTACTATACTGCTGATTGGGTGTCTTGTGCAAATTGGGCTTTAATTGATGGGCGTGTTTCAGAGTTTCATCTTAATAATATCAGTAGTGGCTTCAGCGGGTCTTTTATGATTAATTTCTCGAATGGAATTCCGAGTCAGGAGGAGCGTTTTCAAATAGAGCAAAGTCTAACAGAGAAGTTCACAGGGCAAAACAATGCAGGAAAGTTTATTTTGACGTTCTCAGACGATAAGACTAGGACTCCTGAAATACAAGCTATAAGTCCTGATAAATTATCTGAACAATATTTAGCTTTACAGGAACTTTTGACTCAGAACATCTTATCAGGACACAGAGTAACCTCACCTATGCTAATGGGTATAAAGTCCGACACAGGGCTTGGAAACAACGCTGACGAGCTTAATTCAGCAGGGAATTTCTATCTCAATTCTGTCATAAAGCCCTTCCAAGATATGATAGTTAAACAGCTTAGAAAAATCTTCCAAGTAAACCAAATGGATATGCCTGTGAATTTCGTACAGCTTAAACCTATTACTTTAGACTTTACAAGTGAAGATTTAAAAGCAGTTATGACTCAAGAAGAAATAAGAGCAGAATTGGGACTTGCTCCTTTAGATGTGGAGGTTAGGGAAGACTTTTCAAGTGATAAAACAGAACTAGATAGTTGGATAGAAGAATTTGGTGAAGATATGCCTGAAGATTGGGAATTGATAGAAGAAGAAGTAGTTGATGGAGAACACCAAGATTTTGATTTTGAAGAAACATTGAACGAAATCGCGAATGAGAAATTAGAACTAGCATCAGCGATAACTGCAAAACCTAATATAATTACTAAAGATAAAAAAGCTAAAGACAAAGATGGTAAATTAATTAATCAAGATGGTGTAAGTAAAGATTATAACAACTATTATAAAGTTAGGTATGTTTATACTAAAGATAATTTCTTAACTAATAAATCGGGAACTAGTAGAGATTTTTGTAAAAAAATGATGAATGCAAAGAAGGTTTACAGAAAAAAAGATATTGTTAGCACTAACAGCAATACAGTCAATCCTGGTTTTGGACACGATAAGAATCCGTATAATTTATTTTTATACAAAGGAGGACCTCAATGCTTTCATTTTTGGTTGCGTAGAATCTACAAGACTTCTTTAAGAAATGCAAAACAGCCGATTAGTGATAGTCAAATTATTGGTTACACTAAAGCTAGGTCAGAAGGATTTACAGCAAAGAAGAATGATAAGCTAGTAGCAATACCACCAAGAAAAATGAAGAATAACGGATATTACAACTAATTATGGCATACGTACTATTTATATCAGAAAGCAAACTAAAAGACAGCACCGCAATCAACCTAAATGTAGATGTAGATTTACTACTTCCATACGTAAGACAGGCACAGAAGCTCTATGTAGAAACTAAACTTGGCACGGACTTAACTCAGAAACTTAAAGACGAAATCATAGCAGGTACTTTAGCAGGTGCTTATAAGACTTTAGTAGATGACTACATTGGAGATATGCTCCCAAATTGGGGTCTGTATATGTTAGTGCCATTTTTACGCTTCAAGGTGGAGAACGGCAATATTTATTCTAAGACTTCAGAAACAGGAAATGCTTTAAGTACGGAAGAAGCTCAACACTTTAGAGAGGAGATTAGAAATACAGCCGAATATTATACAGAGCGTATGATTGAATACGTAACTAATAACTTAGCTAGTTTTCCTGAATATTCTACAAACTCAGGAGCAGATGTAAATCCTGATAGAAATGCCTTCTATAATGGAATGAACCTTGAAAGACCTAGCCAACAGGGGACAAGACTTACTTTGAGAAACTTTTTAAATTCTTCAGATTAATGAAGAAGCACTACAAAACAAAACCAATAAACATAACTAAGCTAAAATCCTACTTGGATAAAAAGCCTAAATTAAATAAAAATGACAGACCTAAAAGACACAATACAAGTAGGAGTAGCTAACGGGGTTGGTATTGGCTTCAGTATAACTGATTGCAACGAAATACTTACACTAGTATCACTATGCCTAGCAATAGGCTTTACAGCGTATAAGTTTATGAAATTCAAGAAAGATGCCTAAGAAAAGAAAACTCAATAGTACCAATCCTAAGTATAAACCTAAAGTCAAAAGAGATGATAAAGTGCTTAGAAAGTTTATTAAAGAAGTTGGGGGTGTTAAAATATACGCAACCTACTCAATCTAGTTTGAGTAAAATAAACCTTTTAATCCTGAGAGATACTTTTAGTGATGAAAGTATTATCGGAGAGTTGTTTTTAAATGGTGAGAGGTTTTGTGATACTTTAGAACTACCTTATAGAGATAATCAAAGAAGTGTGTCCTGCATACCTACAGGAGAATACAAGGTAAGATTAAGATTACCAAGAGAAAGTGCTACAAGAGATTATATTCACTTGTTAGTACAAGATGTACCAAACCGAGATTACATATTATTCCATCGGGGAAATTCAGCTAAAGACACTCGTGGCTGCATCCTAGTAGGACAGGGAAGCCAACAAGACGTTGTTCACAATTCTACTTTAGCTATGGATTTACTCGTTAAAGAAACAATAAATTTGGGAGGGGAGAAAATTAATTTAATAATCAAAAATAAATAATAAAAATGAAAAAAATAATTTTAACAACAGTAGTAGCATTATTTTGTCTAAGTGCTTCAGCACAATTCAGTATAATGAGTAATGTAAGCACTCCTGAAGATGGAGAAAGTTGGAATACAGATAACTTTACGAATAATGTGGGATTTGGATATCAAGTAAATGATAAAGTAATGGTGGGTATTCAAAAGAATGGTGAAGATTATGATCTTATTGGTAGATACAATATAGGTAATAGTCTGTATTTATCAGCACAAGCACCTACTGAAGATGCAACAGAAAATGTAACTTTAGGAGTTGGAACTTCTATCAGAGTTTGGAGAGAGCTTTATGTAGAGCCAAACTATACAACAACAGATGAAGAAGGGTCTTTTAATGTAGGGCTATCTTATAAACTTTAATAATAATTTTAAAAAATAAATAACAATGAAAAATTGGATAACAAATGTAGTGTTAGGGAAAATCTTTAACAGTCGCAAGTTCGTTTACGCAGTAACAGGAATAGTCGTACCTTTTTTAATGACTCACTTTGGATGGGGAGCAGATGTTGCCGAAACAGTATGGCAAACATTCTTAGTGTTAATCTTAGGACAAGGAGTTGCAGACATCAGCAAGAAATAATCGCTTTAGATTAAAACCTCACGAGGTAGCCGCTTTACAGAAATTGCGAGAAACTGAAACTAGAAATGTTCTAGTCATAGGAGATTTGCACGAACCATTTTGTTTAGATGGCTACCTTGATTGGTGTTTAGAGCAGTATGAATCCTTTAACTGCACCTCAGTAGTGTTTATAGGCGATGTAATCGACAATCATTACAGTTCATACCACGAGGCTTCAGCAGATGGTTTAGGTGGCTTAGATGAGCTAGAATTAGCTATCAAGAAAATATCAAAATGGTATCAAGCATTTGGAGATGTAGGTACTAAAGTTATAATCGGTAACCACGACAGAATTATAATGAGAAAAGCTCAGACATCTTCAATCCCTTCAAAGTGGATTAAGTCTTATAAAGAAGTATTGCAAACTCCTAATTGGGATTTTGTAGAACGATATGAGCAAGATGAGGTTCAGTATATACACGGAGAAGGCGGAACGGCTAGAACCAAATGTCGTGCCGATATGATGAACACCATACAAGGGCATTTACACACGCAATGCTATACAGAACATTATGTAGGCAAGAACTTCAGAGTTTATGGATCTCAAGTCGGTTGTGGAATCAATCACAAGTCTTATGCTATGGCTTACGCTAAGTATGGTAAACGTCCTGCTGTTGGTTGTGCTGTAGTCCTAAACAATGGAACTTTACCTATCAATCTTTTAATGCCATTATGAAGAAAGACATCACTTGGCAACTCTTTGGCATCTACCTACTTATTATAGTAGCCCTAATAATGCTTCATTTGCACCACCTCTAAGCCGTTTTAGGCACTTTCTTTTCTTTTTAATGGTAATATACTAGACAGCACTTAAAGTTGCTTATCTAGTCAAAACACTATTAACACTTAAATTGTTAATAACTTTGTAAGTAATTGTGTTAATATCATTATTCTTTTATATCTTTGCTTCATATTAATCAATAAATATTTAAAATTGGAAAATCAATTTAGAGTAATTAACAGAGTAACACGAGAAGAACAAGTGTTTAACTCAAAAGAAATCAGTAAGTTCTTTCATTGCGAGTATGATCCTCAGACTAAGAAAGTCAAATATATGCACCAATGGAATGATTATGCAATAAGCACAATAAAACCTGAGAAAGAAAAACTACTAGACAATATTGTTATATCAGTTGTTGCGGTAGCTATAATTGTTTGTCTAACTAAACTTATAATGTTATGGATTTAAAATGCGAGGACTACTACTTTTATCCTAATGGAGAATACAAAACATTCTCTAAATGGGATAGCCAACTCTACTGCTTTGATAATGACGTTAAACAGATCAGTTCAGCAGTTAGAATATTTGGAACACAGAAACAAATAGATACAGCCTTTAAAGATATATGTACACTTACAGGACTTAATCTTGATGAGTGTTATACTTATGAGATTGAAAAGGAAGGCTCATTTCACTACAATAAAGAAAATAATAAGATAATTGCTAAAAAGCTCAAGCAATATAAAGAAGCATATAAAATAAATAAAAGAGCTATAATTTTAAATTTAAGATAATGCCAATACCTTTGGAAGAACAAACTAAAAAAGAATTAGAGAAAACACTTATGGATATGCCTGAACTTGAACAGGAAGAAGAACACGAAGTAGCTCCAATAATAAAGAAAATATTTAAAAGAAAAGAAGAAACAAATATGAAAACAAAGATTAAAGATTTAACTAAAGAACTATCCTATAAATGGAGAGTTCAATCAACTAAATTTGGAACAACAACTTGTGTAGCTTATATAGATGCAAGAGATTGTCAGGACTTACTAGATGAAGTAGTAGGAGCTGAGAATTGGCAAACTATTTATTATGAGCAAAACGGCTTATTATTTTGTAAAGTTGGTATATTTACAGGCAAAGAATGGGTGTGGAAATCAGACACAGGATCAGAAAGTAATGTTGAGAAAGATAAAGGACACGTTTCAGATGCTTTTAAAAGAGCTTGTGTTTCTTGGGGGATTGGCAGGTTCTTATATAGACTACCAATCCAAAGATTAAAAACCAAGAAGCATACAAACGGAAAAGAATATCCTTATGCACCTGAAAAAGATAAGATAATTTTTGATGGAGAAACATTAACTAAGTACATAAATTGGAAACTAAATAATAAATAAATAGATATGGAAAAAGAAGAAATAGCAGAAAAATTATCAGAAATTATGGGGATAGTAAATGAACCTTTTATAACCGAAAAAGAACTATCTGAAAAGATAGGAGTTTCAAAAGTTTCTCTACATAACTGGAGAAAGAAGGGAAGAATCCCTTACTATAAACTTGGACAGGGACTGATAAGATATAAGCTAAGTGAAGTTATGAAGCGAATAAATTAAATTATTAATATTAAAAAAAAATAAATGAAGATTACAGGAAAATTAGTAAAGAAATTACAAGTGGAAGCAGGAACTTCTAAAGCAGGAAAGCCTTGGGAGAAACAATCCATACTTGTAGAGCAGTCAGGAACAGAATACAATAAAGAAGTGGTAGTTACTTTCTTTGGAGATAAGATTAAAAGCCTAAGAGATATTGAAGAAGGATCAAATGTTAGTGTTTCAATCAACTTATCATCAAGAGAATTTAAAGGTAAATACTACCATAATATAGATGGATGGTTTATAGCAAAGCTAGGGGAAGAAACAGTAGCTCCTACTAATGAAGATATGCCATTCTAATGATAGAAGAATTTAACTTTAAAAATATCTGTGACCTTACTACAAAGTTATTAGGGTTTCCTGATGATGCTCTTTCATTAAAGAGTAGAAAGCGACCTTTACAGGCTGCACGTTCAATAGCAGGTTACATAGGAAGAACTGAAGAAGACATACCTCCAAAAATTATAGCTAAGGTATTGAATAAAAATAGAACTGTAATATATCACTATGAGCGTTGTCATAAAAAAAACTATACAAATTGTGAAATTTACAGAAACGCATTTAATAAAGTTTATAAGGCTTATAAAAGTATAGAGGGTGATAAAGATTTATTTTTAGATGGTGATTATATGAAAAGCTTTTTACTGAAAAATAAGGTTACAGAAGTTAAAATCCCTGATGTTTTTTTAGAAGTAAAAAGTGGACAAGTTAAATGTATAATAAATACTTCTTACTTTGAGTTTCATAATCAATTAGACTTTATTAATTTAGCCCTCAAAAATTATCATTATTCAATTAAGATTATTTAATGGAGAAACCAAATTACTATGCCGTTATCCCTGCTGAGGTAAGATACAGCAAAAAGCTAACACCTAATGCTAAGTTACTTTATGCAGAGATAACAGCACTATGTAATATGAATGGCAAATGCACAGCTTCAACTGATTACTTTTGTAGGCTCTATGAAGTTAGTAGGGGTGCAGTTCAAAACTGGCTTAAAATGTTAGATGATAATGGTTATATACAAAGAACTGTTATATATAAACAAGGTACTAATCAAATAATGCATAGGTACATTAATCTAAAAGACAAGGGTAGTATAAAAATAAGTACAGATAATACTAATATAAATATAACTAATACTAATCTTACAGATAGTAATAAAAAGGCGTTCTTTAAAAAACCTAAATTAGATGAAGTTAAAGATTATTGTATCTTACGACAAAATAATATAGATGCTGAAGCCTTTATGGACTTCTATGAAAGCAAGGGTTGGGTTGTTGGTAAAAACTCAAAAATGAAAGATTGGAGAGCTTGTGTTAGGACTTGGGAAAAAAGAGAAACAAAGAAACCACAAACTATGAGTAAGATACATCAACACCTACAAAAAAATATTAATGTAAAAGAAAAACTTTTAAAACAATTAAAAAATGAAACAAATTAAAACAATGACAAAAGAAGAACTATTAACAAGTTCTGTGGATTTGGTAAGTAAAACTTATATTGGATTAGGTCAAAACAATGTAGAAGAAGATACAATTATGATTATGGCTCAAGACTTAGCCAAAGACTTAGAAAGAATCTATAAAAACTTTTATTTTGAAGATGCTGAAAATGCTTTTTATGAGGGAATAAGAGCAGACATAAAAACTGATTTTATACACTTTAATATTCCTATATATATTAGATGGTTAAAAAGTCATAAGTCCTTAATATGGGAAGCTAGGGCGCAGTTTGATAATGGCGAAGATCCTAAGCAAATTCTATATTATAGACCTGAACCAAAACTTTTAAAATAATGGAAACACTAATTGCAACAATAGTATTAATCATATTGCTAATAGTATTTATAATACAACAGGATCAATGAAAACAAAAGAAGCAGTAAGATTTTGGCTAAAGATGTACCCTGATCTAAGAGATAATGATAACAGACTTTGTTCTAATATATGGGCAGAAGAACTAACTCATATTGAAGGAATAACTCAAGCAACACCAATAGTAGAATTTTTAAAACTATATGCTAGTAATAAATTTACCTCAGCTCCAAGCATTAAAAGGGCAAGAGCTAAACTTCAAGAAGAAGAACCTGAATATAGAGGAGAAAAATACTACTTAAGAAAAGGAACTTATCAAGATAAATGGCGTAAAGACTTGGGGTATGGCAACCACTAATTATAGGAAATTATATGAACAAAATATAGGAAAAATTCCTGACAAATGGGATATACATCATATTGATTTTAATCACAATAATAATGACTTAGATAATTTAATTGCAGTACCCTCTATGGTACATATAATAATTCATCAATCAGGATTCATACCAAGAGATGAAATAGATAATCTTATACAAATATATGAAATCAATAAGTAAATTAAAGAAAGAACTAGACAAATGGTTTAGTCTTTACATAAGGCTAAGAGATGCAACGGATGAAGGAATAGTACAATGCTTCACTTCAGGGAGGGTTTATCACTACAAGAGTATTCACGCAGGGCATTTTATTTCTAGGAGATGTCTTTCAACTCGGTGGTGTGAGATTAATGTTCAACCACAATCAGCAGCAGACAATCTTTTTGGACAAGGGAAACAATGGCAATTTGGACTTAATTTAGATGCTAAGTATGGAGAAGGAACTGCTGAGGAAATGCAGACTAAAGCTAGACAAATACAAAAGTTTTCTAGGATAGATTATGAAGAAAAGATAGGTTATTACAAAGACCTTGTTGAAAAGTTGAAAAAAGAAAAGGGAATTGAGTAAACTTTTATTCTAAGTTTGCGTATGCCAAAACCAATTTACGCTAGTCAAGAACATCAATCAATCATAGATGTTTACATTACTATGTGTAAAGAATTTACTAAAGACATAAGCACTAAAACTAAATACAATAACTATTTAGATGTCTATAAAATCATAATAGAATATCACAATGGATATGGAGAGGGTATGAGAGAGAATGGAAACTTTTATGATTGGGTAATGATTATACCAATAAATTTATCAGTAGCTACAAATGGATTCTTTGCAGGAATAGAAACTAAAAGTAATGCGGCAGTAGTAAGAGCTTATAGGGTGGTGCTAGATGAGATGCTCCAAGAAACAGTATCAAAGATAGACTTGCTAGAGCCAAAGAATGACTGAGATATATTTAGAAATATCTAAGCTAAGTGAGAAGTTCAGAACAATGGCTTATGGTATTACAACTGATAAAAACAAAATACACGAAGCAGTACAAGAGCTGATGCTCTATTTTCTCCAAGCAAACCCAAAAGTAATTAAAAAAATTTATGACAAAGATGGAATTGATGGCATAACAAGATATGGAGCAGTAGCATTAAGAAGGGCTTTAACAAGCAAAAGGAGTAATTTTTATTATAAGTATGAAAAGTATTATACGCATATTGATAACTTTAGTTATAATTGTAGCACAACTTTTAGTAATGATGATGTTTCACATAATATTGCTAATAATAAGCACGTTACAAACCTTCCTAATGAAGAAGTAGATAATCATAAGCTATATCAGTTAGAAGCAATAGACAAAGAGTTAGATGATTTTTATTGGTACGATAGAGAATTATTCAAGTTGTATTATAGCGGAGAGACACTAGATTCACTAGCAGCTAAGACTAAGATAAGCAGGAATAGTCTTTTTACAACAATAGACAAAGTAAGAACAATACTTAAAAAGAAATTAAATGAAGATGTATAACCCTAAAATCAACAATAGTTTTATTATGCAGTTTGGATTTCCTTATCCTGATAAAGTTTTAAAATGAATAAGTTTTTTGTGCCTGATGAAATATATGAAGAACGCTTGGCAATATGTAAAGAGTGTATTTACTATTCAAGTATATTAGGACAATGCAAAAGGTGTTTGTGTTTTGTAAAATTGAAGGCAAGAATCGCACCTATGGAATGCCCACAGGGCTATTGGCAAAAGACTACAGAAGTAATAAAAGCTCCTGATGATTTACCTCAGCATTTGATAGATGAAATATTAGACATTTGGAAAGACTTAAAAACAGGTAGAGCAAAAGACATAGCAGCTAAAAAAAGAATGATAGAATTATACAATGTAATACATATGACTAACTATGGAACAGGAACAAGTTGCGGCTCTTGTTTATCAACTTGCTTTGACGGAATTAAAAAACTATATAATAAATACAATGGATAAAAAAAACTACAAAACAATTAAATGGGTTTTAAAACAACAAATTGAAGCAGCAACTAAAACTCTTTGGACTTGGAAGAAAGATAAGAAAGAAAATTTTACTTGTATATATAA